GCCATAAATTACCACTTGACACTGTACTATATCTGTGGTATAATAGTGTCAATGAAAGAGGGAACAAGGATGCACGGATGGAATGGCATAGAGAAGTCCAAAACAGGGTGCAACAAAAACCTCTTGACAAATAGCAGTAAATGTGATACAATATAATCACAAAGAGAACGCAATCACAAAAGACAAGAGAGGTACACAAAATGAAAAATTATCGTGAATTTATTAGTGTTTCCATTTTTCTTAATGATAAACTTGTTGCGTCTGTTCATGGTGACCGCATTCATTTTGATACAGATGGTCATGCGTTTCTGTATCTAGACAACGTTATTGTTTCGCATTTTACTAAGGGCACGTGGAACAACGCTAAATTGTTTGACAAGTGGATTGATGTACGCGCTGGTGAAGTTGTAAATTATTTCAATTATTGGATTGAGCTTTAATTCATAGGCAACAGCCTTGCACCGCTGGTGTAAGGTTGTAACGTGTGAATTAACACGAACACAAACACAAACATAATGGGGGTACAGCAATGATTATTCATACAACGCACACTGATTATCACATGGTTTCTATGCCTTATGCAAATTCGCATGTTCGTTTTTATGTTGATAATTTTTCTCGTTTGCAGACTGTTGAATTGTACAGTTATAACACGCTGATTTTGTCATTGGATTGCAATACATGGGGTAAAAAACAGGATGATAATATACACGTATACGCACCTGTTAATTATAGTCGTTCTACGGCGCGCCATGTTGTGCGTTTTACTGAAGAGTTGGTAGGTGCAAATCTTTATAGTGCGCTTAAGAATGGTGATGTTGAAGTGCCGGATTTATGGTTTAAATGTGTCGAATTGCATGAAAAGTATGTTCGTAGTGCGCGGCTGTATCGCTAAAAGTCGAAACGCGGCACAAGCCGCGTCTGTATAAGATGGCAACTTATACATTGATGATGACAAGCCAAAACTTAAATGCAAAGGAGAACAAAAAATGAAAGAATGGTATAGCATTACATTGTTTCATTATAGCAGTAAAAGCCCTATTGCTGTAATTGAAAAGTTGTACACGTCCTATGGACGCGCTCTGGCAGCAGCTGACAAATATGCTAAGCGTTATCAATGCAATTATCTTGTAAAGCAATTAACCAATAATGATATGAGCAAGTTCCAATAGTACGCTATGAGCACTAACGTGGGAACTACCACGAGAAAGAAGGATTGTTTATTATGACCTTGTATCATTTGCAGTGCATTTCACCGTTCCTTATCTGGTGTGCCATTGGTGCAGCCGTATTCATTTACGGATTCTTGAAAGGCTGGTGGGATTTATGATTCGTCTTTACATCAAGAACTACCGTCCTGCTGCACTTGTTCAGCTGTACAATGCGCTGTCCCTTGCACGCTCTACCGTTGCGGCAGATGTGTCCTCAAACCCTTCTAAGGATTTGGACGAACTACTTGTATACCTGTCCGGCTATATGGACGGAAAGGACGGTAAGTAATATGCTGCCTACTTCAACTTTAAAGCGTCTCCTGTCCGCAATTGAGGGCTACGAGAACGAAAATGACATTCGTTTCAAGCCCGGCACATATTACTTCTGTATGGATTTGCGGCAGTTCGATGACCCTTCCATTGGTTTTTATCCTGACATTGATAACCGGTTCAGAAATGGGATTGAAGCATTAGAGTATATGTTTGAAGAGGGACTCCCTATTTGGCTTGTGCGCACTAGCACGAATTTCCCGCAGAACTATTACACCATTGACAAGCTGGAAGTGATGTTTCCTAATATCTTAGATTGAGGTGCTGTCATGACAATTTCAGAACTATATGAAATGTTCGATGATATTTCAGATTACACTAAAATCAATGTATATGTAGCTGCCCCTAATGACCATTTTATGGCTAACGAATTATTTTTTAGTGGCAGATTTAGTGATATGAGTATCGAGCTTACTCAAGCGCACGTTGTGCGTTTTAGTCATGATTATTCACAAGACACATTGACAGTTATTATCTAATAGATGTTTAAAGCCATGTTGAAAATGTTAAAACCCGCTTCCCGCAGCCCGCCTTTTCCAAAAGTCGGGAGATACAACCTATTGTCTTAATGACGATTTGCCGTCATTTTTACCCTAACCAGAGGTTGTGTCCATTCTACAACATTTCTCTATCCCAATTGCAACAATCGTTCATCCCATTTTAGCCAAAATTATGGTACAATAAGTGTGGGGATTCATCCCACAACACAAACATTTTCTAAAACAGAAAGGAAAAAACATTATGCGCAAGTATTACATCACCCGCAAGTCTGCCGTCACCACCGTTTCTTTGAAGGTCGTCAACAGCACCACCTTTGAAGTGTCGGACGATTCTATTGTTCTGGATGGCGCTTTCTCTGACCCCGCTGAGACCATGAAGGTCGTCAATAAGGTCTGGGAAAAGACTGATGTCAAGCCCATCGCCGTTACCGGTCTGTCTTGCACCATCAAGACCCTTGCAATGACTGCGCAGCAGTGGTTCGATGCTGCTGAGGTCGTGGACGAAAAGGAAGTCACTGCTGAGGAAGCAGCAAGTTTTGGCAAGCGTGCTAAGAAGTCTGACGCTGACGCACAGTAACACATAAGAGAATAGGTGGTAATTGTTATGAACATCATTGCAAAGTCCGCAAACATCACTAACCCCATGGATATGTACGCGCTCACCAAGTCCCCTGAGCGCTCCAAGCTGTCTGAGGTTTCCGGTCAGGTTCTGGAACTTGACAAGTGGCTGGTTTACTCCGAGCCTAACTCCAAGGGTGAGGAAGTCACTCTCGTGTCGATGACCACCAAGGACGGCAAGGCGTACACGTCCAACAGCGGCACGTTCATCCGGGACTTTACTTCTGCCGTTACCATGTTTGCAGAGTTCGGCGCAGAGTTTCACACAATTCAGGTCATGAGCGGCCGTTCCAAGTCCGGCCGTGAGTTCATCACCTGTAAGGTGATTGAGTAATTCTCTAGTTACGAAAGGAGGTGATGCGCTATGATTGTGATTAAGGCATAATTGTGCGAATGATAACCTACTGCTTTTCCGTATTTATAGGTTATACTAATGAATAGACCGAGAGACGAGCCCTAGCAAAACATTTGATTGATATAATGTAATGAATATAATTACCGCTCCACTGCCTTTTCGGTGGTGGGGCGGTAATTTTTAGAAAGAAGGTGAACAAGATATGAACAACAGGCAGTTAGAAGCAGCAAGGCACGCGCGAGAACTGGCTAGTGCAAAACGCGAGTTAATGCACGCAGTTAACAAGCAAATTCAGGAAGCGAAGGGCAGAGGTTATGAAACAAGAGTAGCACCTCAGCTTGTGCGTTTAATGGGCATTAAGGGTTATCGTAGGCGTGATATTCAAGCTATCAACAGGATAGTTAGAGACCCTGATAAACTGTCAGAATATGTGGCTGTTTTTGAACCAGCAACAGGTGAGTTAATTTCAGGCGGTGAAGCGTTAGAGCGTTATTCAAGATATGAGCAGTCTGCAATATACAAGGCTGCACCAGTTGAAGAAATTCCGTCAGAAGCAGAGCGCACTTTAACAAACTTTGCGGAAACTGCACAGGAAGCGTTTCCGGATGATTCTGTATACCAGCGGTTTGTAAATTATCTTGATAGGGCAATTGACCAAGATACTACAATTGCAGACGACAGCTTTTGGAAACTATCGCATGATACTATTGACACTTACCAGTCAGGGCATTCTAAGACAGATAGAGGTGTTCAATCCTCTAAGTCGTATTGGATGTTTAAAAATCGTGATAAGATTCAGGAAATTAGCAGTGCTTTGGTACGCTTGATTAACCTAGAGGGCGAGCGGTCAGTAGTTGAGCGTCTGCGCGATGCTGGTGAAGAAATTATAGAGGACGTAATAGTTGCAGCAATTGGTTACAACGAAAGCTCTTCTAGGGCAGTTCAGTCAATCCTGAATGTTTTGCTGCCATCTTCAATAAAAAATAGGGCAATGGCAATGGGTGATGTTGCTGATATTGCAGATGATTTTGAGGATTTTGAAGAATGATTTCAGACAAGTGGCGCACCTTTAGTGCAGACTTTGAAACAACAGTAGACGAGGACACGTCGACGCAAATAAGTACAGAAGTGTGGTCAGCCGCTAGCGTGGAACTATGGACAGAAGATGTGATGGTGTTTCACTCCATCGGTGAACTGTTCCAATACTATCTATCCTTGCAAGAGAATATAGTGGTATACTTCCACAACCTGAAATTTGACGGTAACTTCTGGCTGTACTACCTACTCCATGACGCTGGTTATAAACAATCATACGACTGCCAAGAAGGTGACATAGCACACGGAAAGTTTCGTAAAAATGGGCAGATGCAGAATAAATCCTTCAAGTACTCAATCTCTGACATGGGTCAATGGTATACCATAACTATTAAAACAGACGGACACTATATTGAAATTCGAGACAGCTTAAAGCTGCTCCCCTTTTCCCTGAAAGCAATCGGCAAGTCCTTCCAAACTAAGCACCAGAAACTTGAGATGGAGTACAAGGGAAAACGGTACGCTGGATGCCCTATAGCACCAGAAGAATTAAAGTACATCGCTAACGATGTTCTAGTCATTAAAGAAGCGCTTGAGATAATGTTCTCAGAAGGTCACCGCAAACTAACAATTGGTTCTTGTTGCTTAGCAGAATACAAAGAAACAATGCAAGAGGATTACAAGAATTTCTTCCCAGACCTATATGAAATACCGCTTGACCCAGAAGTATATGGTTCACCAACAGTAGGTGACTGGATACACAAGTCATACAAGGGTGGCTGGTGCTATCTAGTTAAGGGTAAAGAGTGCAAAGAGTATCACAACGGCGTTACAGCAGATGTTAATTCTCTCTATCCCTCTGTAATGCACTCTGAATCAGGCTCTGACTACCCAGTAGGAAAACCAGTATTCGTGCACTTAGAAGATGACACAGGATACTCACAAGCCAAGTATGACCCGTTCTGGTTCCAGCCCCAGCCAAAGCCCAAGCGGGTGTTCGAGTTCGGGGACTTCTGCTTCTTCCGCATTAAGACCCGATTCTATTTGAAAGATGGGTACTTACCGTTCGTACAGATTAAGGGTTCATGGCTGTACAAGGGCACGGAAGCACTAGAATCTTCTGACGTTCTAGGTAAAGACGGTAAGTATCATGAGTTCTACACTGATTTAGATGGAAACTTGCATGATACTAGAGTAGAACTAACATTAACGCAGACAGACTTTATCTTACTTCGGGAACATTATGATTTAGTTGACTATGAACTACTTGACTACTGCACATTTGCTTCCACAATAGGGATCTTTGACGAGTACATTGATAAGTATGCAGCAATCAAAAAGACAAGCAAAGGCGCAAAGCGCACTCTTGCAAAGTTGTTCTTAAACAATCTATATGGCAAAATGGCAAGTAGTAAAAATAGTTCATTCAAACTTGCTTACATGAAAGACGATGAAACAATAGGTTTCTACGAGGTAGACGAAAATGACAAAAAACCGGGATACATTCCAGTTGGTTCAGCTATCACTAGTTATGCCCGCAACTTCACAATTCGCGCTGCTCAACAAAACTATTATGGAAAAGATAAGCCGGGATTTATCTATGCCGATACAGACAGCATACACTGTGACTTGCCGCATGAGAAGTTAAAAGGAATTAAAGTGCATCCCTCTAATTTTTGCTGCTGGAAACTAGAATCGAGTTGGGATTTAGGGTGGTTTGTACGCCAGAAAACATACATTGAGCACATTGTAGCTGAGGACTTAGAGAAAATTGAAAAGCCATACTTCAATATCAAATGCGCTGGTATGCCGGCTAAATGCAAGAACTTATTCGCTGAAAGTTTTGACCCTAAAGTTGCAGAAGATATAGAGAACGGTGTTAACCCTAGAGATGAAACACAAACTTTAGCAGAATCAAAGTTGACACCAGAAGAGATACAGTTTCTTAGCAAAACTAGAGGAATTAAAGACTTTAAAAGAGGTCTGACAGTTCCGGGTAAGTTGTTACCTAGAAGAATTAAGGGCGGTGTGCTTCTGGTTGATACTGAATTTACTATGAGGTGAGAACATGACTATTATTCATCAAGAAAAGACTATTGAGCGCGTTCCTCTTGGTACTCTTAAACCAACAGATTGCTTTTACTTGAGCAATACTGGAGATAGGGTGTGGATGTATGTAGAGCGCCGTGTTAATGGTAATGACATTGATGATGTATTTGCTATTGACATGGTAACAGGTGTCACAAAAGAAATTCCAGATACTACTTTAGTTGAAGAAGCAGAAGTAGCTATGATTGTTAAGGGCTGAATTTATGGAAACACAATTCAAGCAGTTTAAAGACTGCAAAGAACACGACTTGTTACGATACGGCAGCAAGCTGTACTACAAAATTCCAGTAGCATATTATATTGATACTAATAATTCTGCTGGAATGTACAATACTGTAAACGCTGAGACCGGTGAAATTGGCTGGATTGACGGCTTACGGAAAGTCGAGGTAATAGCGCAATGAAAGAGAAACTTCCTAAAATTTGTGATGCTTCCACATCGGAAGTACTTCACTGTGAAAACACAGACTGTCCCTATCACATCAAGCACTATGGTAGTTTGGGTGACTGGCTGATTGTGCATCCAAGCAATGTTGACTGTAAAGATAAGGAGAATGAAGAATGACAGTAGAATGTTTAGTATGCGGTAGTATTTTTGACGCACCCAAGGGCAATTGCAAGTACTGCCCAGCTTGCCGTGGTGAGATTGAGAGAAACAAATATATTAACGGTGGTTTTCGCAAAGCTGCTGAAATTGCTATTGCAAAACATAAAGAAGAACATGATTGCACAGTGCGTGCTAATAAGTTACGCAAGGTAACTGTGTCTATTGACTATGTTGTGCATGAAGCAAAAATGCACGGACGCTCTTATGGGCATGAAGTAGCTGTAATGGAAGGGAGACTTTATAAATGATTGGATTCTTTGCATGGTCTGCAACCATTGGCTACTACCTATATCTTTGGAAGAGCAGAAAAGTGTATGAGATTGACAGATTGACGCTTACACTGTGTTTATTGCTGCTACTCGTTTCTTATGTAATTACTTTATAAGTAAAAAACAAATCCATCTGGGAGTGCAATGTACTTACCCAGATGGATTTTCTATATCCTTAACCGAGTACTATCAGGGCGTATTGCATATACGAACACACATAGCTGACGGCTCTTCACCGTTGCTATCCAGCCTGTGTCAATGATAGAAGCTCAGTGGGATAGCGTTAATATGAAAGCATTTTGAGGATAACTTCTTTGCAGATAAGGTTCTTAAACCTGAAAGCACCTCTGTCAAAATAGTACCGCATATTCTCAACGAACAGTCTGAACTGATTTAGCATAACGTAATTAACCCTATGGTCATCAGTTGTAAGTGCCATCTTAATACGGCAAGTAGAATCAGGTCTGTCATCACAGTAGATAACACCCTGATTGGGAAATTCTCGCAGAGCGTATTCCTTGCCCATATATCGGATAGTGCCCAGATACCTAGAAGAACCAGTGGGGGTTTCAATGAATGCAGAACTGTCGTTAAGATATACAGCTTGCGTCAAATACACATCATAGTTGTCGCCACTGAATGCGCTGTTAAAAGCAGATTCTTGCTGTGCCTTAGACGCACTATCAACATATCCCTGTTCAAGCACCCAGCCAGTGCCACGAAGGAAGTTTACATTGTCTGTAAGACGTGTGCTAACTCCCATAGCAACGTAGTATGGATTGAGTAAAGTAACAGGGTTTGACAGCATATACACAGGTAGGTATCTACTCTGAGCGCCATCACCACGAGCAACAGATGTGTGAATAGACCTGAACTTCTTTACTTCATCTGCACAGTAGTGATTAGTCTCACTCTGAAATTCATCCATTACCATCCTAACAGTGTCACTAAAGAAGTGAGAGTATTTCTTCAACTGGTCAGCATTATTAAGTGCTACCGCGTATCCACAAACATTGCCGTCAAGAATCAGTTCATAGAAAATGCCCTTAGCTCGTCTACGTTCTGTCATTACATGACCCTGAAAGAACAGACGCTCAATGTCCTTAAAGAACTTGTCTGCACAGTCCTCAAGTTCATAGTTAAACCGCTGGATAAGCATGAACTTTTCGCCGTAGTTAATGAAACGCTTAACGCAGTAGCGATTAAACCAAGTAGTCTTACCACCGCTTCTGTTAGTGGTGCACATATAGATTTCTGGCTTGTTGCCGTTAATGTCCATCATTGACAGCAGCTTAGAGCCGTCATAAAATTCAGGCACAAATTTCACGCTCCCATTCTGTTCCATGTGGAACATTTTCCACATTCATTATAACATAAATACGTTGAAATTTCAAGAAAAATGTGGTATAATAAATTAAAGAAATGCGGAGAGGGGGTGAACCGAATGGAAACTTTTTGCTCCGTTCCAACGGAGATTTATATTTCGTTGGCTTTTATGCTGATTGACGTAGCGACCGGAGTTCTTAAAGCTGTAAAGAATAAAGACCTTAACAGCACTAAGGCAAGGGAAGGAATCTATAAGAAAGCGTCTTTCATCTTGTTTATTGCGTTTGGATATTTGTCTGAATATGCAATGCAGTTTGTAGACCTTGGCTTTAGCTTTCCCGCTGGTGGAACTGTGTGTCTGCTGGTGATTCTGACGGAAGCAATTTCTGTGCTTGAAAACTTGGGTGACATTAACCCAGACCTTGTTGCACTTGTTGCGCCGTTCTTGTCAGCATTAAATGGAAAGAAAGACGGTGAATTGAAATGAATCTTGGCGTTTACTGGGTTGAAGATGTAACTGCACCTGATAACCTAGATGCTAAAGTATCTGAGCATTTCAAACTGCGAGAGTTTAAATGCAATGACAACAGTAGAGTAGTTGTTCTTAACAGCGAACTTGTTGCAGTTCTTGAAATGGCTAGATGTCACTTTGGCAAAGCTATCAAAATCAATTCCGGTTACAGAACTGTTGCATATAACTCAACTCTAAAAAATTCCAGTCCTAACTCTCAGCACACTCACGGAAATGCCGCAGATATTGTAGTCACTGGTGTTAAGCCTATTGATGTTTATAAATACTTCAATATGTCTTATCCTGACACTTATGGTGTGGGCATTTACAACACTTTCGTGCATATTGATGTACGACCCAACAAAGCACGTTGGGATAACAGAACTAAGGAGAAATAACAATGGAACTAGCGGATTTTAATGCAAAGACACAGGCGTTGCTTGCACTGTTCCCTGAAGGTGCAGACCAAGGCGAAGCGACCAACATTTTGGCAGAACTGACCACAGGTTTCAGTGAAGAAATTGCTGCAAAGGTTTCTGCACAGAACACAGCAAGTGACCTTACTGCTAGAAACAACAAACTGAAAGAAGATAACATGAAGTTGTTCTTACAGGTGACTGTCCCCCAGACAACTAGTAGCTCTGACCCTATTAGACCTGAGAACGACCCTGACCCCATCAATGCTTTGTTCAATGGTGGGAGACTTAATTTGAAAGGATGATATAATATGGCAACTGCTGTTGATGTTGTTAACGCTGTAATTAACACCAGCACCGCCCTGAAAGAAAATATCCCTCTGGCTACCGCTGCAACTTTGCAGACTACTGGCGGCGCAATCATGAGTTACACTCCCTACATGAATGAGTTTATCTCTGGTCTGGTAAACCGCATTCTGTTTCAGGAAGCGCACAACATGGTATATGAGAATCCGCTGAAGGTGTTTAAGGGTGTTGACGTCCCCTACGGCACTGATGTACAGGATTCCATCGCAAACCCTGCTGTGGCTACTCCGTATGATTCTACCGCAATGAGCGATGTGCTTGCACCGGCAAACCCCGATGTTAAGACCGTCTACTACCGCCGTAACCGTCAGGATAAGTACAAGGTCACTGTTTATGACGAGCAGCTGACTGGTGCTTTCCTGAACGCAGAGACCTTCAGCAACTTTGTCAGCATGATTCTGAACACCCTGACCAGCGGTGATAACATTGACGAGTTCAAGCTGATGAAGGGTCTGGTTGGTCAGGCTATCAACGATGGCAACATTGGTTCGACCACTGTTAAGACTGCTGATGTTACTCATGAGGAGTTTGCAAAGAGCATTATCACGGGCGCCCGTGCAAAGTTCTTGCAGTTCCAGTTCCCCAGTTCTGCATACAACGCTTATAAGAAGATGGCTGATGCAGCTGGTGTGGCTGGTGCTACTCCGCTGACGACTTGGACTTCTCCTGACCGTATCAGTATTATGCTCCGCGCAGATGTTGCAGCATACACCGATGTTGAAGTTCTGGCAAAGGCATTCAACATGGGCAAGGCTGAGTTCCTTGGCCGTCAGGTGATTGTTGATTCGTTCGGTGACACTGGCGATGCTGCTAATACGCTGGCGATTATCATGGACAACACTGCAATTCGTACCCATGACAATACCTATAAGATGGCAGAAACTCCGTACAATGCGGCAACCCTCAGCCGCACTTACTTCCTGCATCACTGGGAGACCATGGCATACAGTCCGTTTGCCAATGCTCACGCGTTCATTGAGGCTAAGTAAGTCATTATCTTAGTGCTTTCATCTCCTAATACTTGGTAGCTGTGATAGGGCATCTTCACAGTAAGGGCGGGAATGGGGTAAGTAAAGGAGTAAAAGAATGTTCACACCTACTACGAATTTGAGATTGCTTAGCACTCCACTTGAGAGTGATTACAGCAATACTTTATGGTTTCCGAATGTAGCAGCGCAGACTGCTTACTTTACCGGTAAAATTGTCAAAACATTTGACGACTTTAATTACATTAAGAAAGACAACACTATTGTAGTTGCAGAGGAAATTGACAAACTCTACAACTGCAATTATATCATGTATAAAAACTCTAACTTTACTACACGCTGGTTCTATGCTTTCATCAATCGCATGGAATGGGCAAGTAATGGCAGCACCAGGCTGTATGTAAGCACTGACGTTATTCAGACTTGGTTCTTTGATATTACTTACTATCAGAGTTATATTGACAGGTGTCACTCTAGTACTGATGTTGTAGGTGATAATATTGTAACTGAGGATTTCAGCGGTCTTGGACAAGGTGGATATCAACAAGCCGGCTCTCAAGATTTACAGCCAAACTGGATTTCCGTCTTTGCTACTACTGACTACAATGGTAATCCAATTCCGGCAACAGATGCTAGCGGAATTGTAAGCGGAACAGGCGTTGCTGTTAGAATGGCTACTGACATCCAAACACTTACAAGCCTTGTTAATCAATATGTAAAAAACGGCACTGCTACTGCTATTGCAAAAATTCAGCAATACCCAGTGGGCAATCATTCGCCAATAGTAACTTTTTCTAAGAGACCTACTTCTATTTCAGGCTATACTCCGAAAAATAAAAAACTGCTGTCAGGCGCATTTGTACAGTGCTATATTGCAATGTACGGCCAAGAGATTAACTTTAATCCTGAATATATTAACGGTGGAAATGTTAATTTTCAGATTGCTGTTGACGAAACTAGTGGAACAATCGGCGTAATAGTTACAAATTACGGAAGTTCCGATATCGCAAATATCAGTATGACGGCAGTAGTGCCTGAAAGCACTTGGGCTTATAACCAGTACAAGAACGACTACAATTTGCATAGTGCTTCAAACTCTATCTATGTGCAAAGACAGCAAAATGTCAGAGCGGGAAATACTGCACAAGCAGTTGTTGGCTCTATTGGCGCTATTGCTGGAATGGCTGGCAGTATTGTTGATGCTGTAAACCCGGTAACTTTAGCAACAGGCAAAGTTGGTGCAACAATTCAAAATGTAACTAACAACGCTAGCAATTTAATTTCAAATGCCACAAACGCTGCTATTCAGTTTAGCGGAATTGATGACATTACACAAGATTTAACAGCTATTTCTGAGAATTACAATGCACCTGCAACCGGCGGCGTAGCGGCATCAAATATGTTTATAAGTTCTGGAAAAACAGCACTGTCTTACGGTTTTAAAGTTCCGCCTGCTGACTTAATTAAAAGGTGCGATAAATTTCTTACCGTGTACGGATATAAGCAGTCTGAATACAGAAGCATTGACCTGCACGCAAGAACAAAGTGGACGTTCATTAAAACAAAAGGCTTAAATGCCACTGGCAACTTTCCAGATGCTGATATGCAAATTATCAAACAAGCGTTTGACAAAGGTATTTTCTTCTGGGACTATACCGCTACTTTCGGAAACTTTGACCAGAGCAATCCTATTTCAATTGCGTGAGGTGAGATAAATGCCATCAGCTGATACGCCACAGGCTAATCTTGAATTACTTAAAAGTAATGCAAGTAGAGGAACAGGTGCTTACGCGACTATCAAACCACAATATCCCGGCTCATGGCACGATGATATCCAAACCATATCTAAAATGACAGGTGTTCAACCTAGTGAAATAATAAAGTTGAATCCTTGGCTTACTTCAAATAACTTTGTCGCTGACAATCACGGCTACGCAGTTATTAAATTAACTGCACAGACCAGTGGTTCATCTAGTTCATCTGGCTCTGATAATGACGTCCCTAAAGGGTATTATGCTACTAATACTTGGCTATTTCCCCTTGGTGTTGGCAGCTGGTATGTTTCACAAGGATATAAAACTAGCCACACAGCGCTTGACCTTACTACTGGCATTCCGGGACGAATTGCCGGTTCTCCTGTGTATGCTGCAAAAGCTGGCACAGCTGTTAGTATCAGAGATGACAAAGACGGCTCACACGGTGGTGGCTGGGGCAACTCAATCTTAATCAGACATGATGAAACTATTGATGCAAACGGTGATTGCTATTATACTAGATATGCTCACTTAGCTTTACTTCCAACGCAAAAAGTCGGTGACAAAATAAGTCAGGGCGACCAACTTGGAAGTGTAGGCAATACTGGCAAAAGTTCTGGCTATCATCTGCATTTTCAGATTTATCACACTTCTGCAACAAGAACAGATTATGGTAACTTCACAGGGAGTGCAGCATTCTCAGTTAACCCTAATGACATTCCAGACTTTCCGGGAATTCCTTGGAAAGAAAATCAAAAATCGTCTGTTGACTATACAAAATCGCCTTACATTTCAGACGATGACATGAACACTATCATTGGTGCTGTTAAAGGCGATGGCACTGTATCTCAATCAAAGTACGATGAAACTGTAAACAGCATTGCAGATAAGATTTGTAAAGCACAAGGCGTTAAAGCTGGTTCTAAACTTGAAGAACTGATTCATGATTTTATTAAGAAACAGCTAGACGGCATGAAAGAACAGGGCATAAATGCTGTCAATCAGCTGCTGCAAGGTGGCAACTTCTACTACATCTTTGATAACTTCTGTCAATCAGTGGTAAACAATGCAATCTGGTATATTGAAAACAAAGTAGGCGAAATTCTTACATCTGCTGGCGAAAAATTTGTTGCTGACACTAAAACAAACTTAAAAAGCTGGGTGTTCTCTTCTACTAACCTAGACCCCACAAGCGACACAGCAACAGCATTAGGTTCTTACCTAGATAGCTATGTTGACATTATCGTACAAAACGGCTGGTCTGCTGTTAGAACAGCTATTTCTACTGGCGATGTACAACAAGCTTGCCAGATTTTCTTAGAGAATACAAAGCGTGATTCTATTGACTTCATGTGCAATGTAATGGCACATGGATGCGCAACAGCTATCACGTCATACATCCCAACAATTATTGATGACAGTAACACAGCGCAAATCGCTACTGACTTAGCTATCGGCATTTTGAACGTCACTGTTCAGTCTATTGGCGGCGTTCTTAAAGGCGATATCTCAATCGCACAAGCCGCTAAAAATATTCTGTCTCAGGCTGTCATTAGCATTACTTCTGCCGTTGTTACTTATTATCTAGCTCCATTTCTTTCTGATATAATCACTAACGCTATCATTGCAGCAATTGAAGCAGCTGGCTTTACAGTAGGTGGCCCACTAGGCGCTATTATTGCATCTCTTGTTGGTCTTGCTGTTAAATCTCTGCTTAACTTCCTATTGCAAAAACTTATTGGATTCTTCAATCAGTGAGGTGATACAATGTATAAATATGACAATGAACTTGCTGAAAAGCAAGCTGACCAAGCCGCTTACTGTGACTATTACTCACGTCTTAAAAACCTTGCCAACACTATGTTCAAGTGGCACAACCTTCCTGACAGCGTGAACGAACGGTATCTTGAGTATTGCTTGTTTACTTACGGCAGAGCAGTATTCTTTGACGCTCCTAGTCTCGGCTATATGGCACTTAACTGCGCACTGGAAGGAATCAACTTTTATCAAGAGCCAAACTCTATCAGACCCATTACCCCTGTAAAGGTATTTGACAGCATACCGTATGATAACTGTGTTCTCATTCGTAACACGCCTGATATGTACCCAACTTTCCTGACTACTATCAGGTATGCTAAAATGCTGTATGACATTGACCAGAGTATTGACGTAAATATCAAAGCACAGAAAACGCCCATCCTGATTCTTACTGACCAGAAGCAGAAACAATCTGCAATGGCTCTGTATCAGAAGTACAACGGCAATACGCCTGTTATCTACGGTAACAAGGACAACTATGACCCTAACAGTTTTAAGGTTCTGAGGACTGAAGCACCGTTTGTCGCTGGACAGTTACAAGATATCAAGATTACTAAGTACAATGAGTATCTTGGATTCCTTGGTATCGGTATGGCTGATTACAAGGCAGAGCGCAGAGTTGCAAACGAGGTTAGTCAGTTTGACCGACAGTCTAATGCACTTGCGAACATTGGGTTGTCTCAGCGTAAAGAAGCGTGCAAAAAGATTAACATAATGTTTGGGCTGAATGTTGATGTAGAACTTGCAACTAATACTTACATCACTGAGGGCAGCAAATACAGCAAGAACAGCTACAACGCTACTTACACTAAAAACTATCAGGACAAAACTGAAACTAATGAAGGCGAGGTGTAATAAATGGCTGTTTATACGATTGAACTTGACACGCTTATCAAAAGCGGTTATGATATCGGTTTGACTGATTATCCACTCCCTAGCTATCTTACCACTGAGGACGAGAAAGCGAGGTTTCGTGATGCTCTTAACAAGAAAATCATTGCACACTACCGGTTCAATGAAATTTGCTGTATTCCGCCTGACAGATTCAAGCATTTCTTGAACACTACTATGAACGAGATTATGCCTGTTAAGAATCTTCTGTATGACGCTCTGGCTGAGAACTGGAAGTTCTATACAGGCAGTAAGCTTCAAGAAGATATCGAACACGCAGATGATAACAAGAGAGAACTTGCAAAGTCCGGTGTTGATACTGTTGGTAACATTACTAACAACACTTCTTCCAACAATGGGTATGTTCTCAATGTAAGCTCTGACACTCCGGGTGCAATGCTTAACATTGAAACAGATATCGCAAACAATACTTATGCAAATAACGCCAGCAAAAACAAGAGCAATGGCACGACCACTGGCAACAGCACCAGCACCGACACGACCACTTACAATAGCAAAGACATTGACACTTACACTGGCACTGGCAATAGGCACAGAACTGTAACCGGATTGAATGGGAAGAGCTACGCGGAACTGTTCAAAGAATATCAGGATTCGCTGAGGAACATTGATATGGAAGTGATTCAGGCTCTGGGTGGCTGCTTCATGAGCGTTTTTTAAAAGAAAGAAGGTTTGACTATGAGTAAGTTCATTAGTTCGGCAAATGCGAGTATTAAGGTTGTTGACGATGCTAGCTACATAGTGAATGACGCACTGCATATCAACGCTGTGTTCAGCGCCAGCGCTATCGTGAAAGCAAATACCGATGTGCTGTTCATCAACCTGCCTGACTGCGGTGCGCACGCTGAGGTGGGCTGGTTTAACACTGGTATTGACCATGCTACTGCGGATGCTAGTGTCAAAAAGACTACGAGCAGCGTTGACGGCTTGAATGCGATTAGCATTCAGCTGGGTACTGCTACTGAGGCTAATCATGAGTACAACGTTGAGGGCTGGGTTAAGCTGAAGTGAGGTAATAGGGATGAATAAAGATAGCATGAAACGGCTGAAACAGCTTGTTGATGTTACCATTGACTTCCTCAAGCTGGTCAGCAAATATCTGGGCGAAGCGGTTGCGGCTATTCTGCCGTGGCGAAAGCCGAAGAAGTAAACTGTTTGTGTAACACAGTATAAAGAATTACAGGGCGGGAAGGGTAAATCCTAAAACATGGATATAGGAATTTAACAAAGGCATATGAAAGGAATGAAATACGATGGCTAATAAACCGGGTGAAGCTAATTTCTTCCCTGATGTTCCTGCGTATCCTGAAATGGGTATGTTCCAGCCTGTGTATGGTAAGTTTGACTTGACGACTTACATTCGGGGCGCTAGTGACTACGAGATTATGGCTTTTCTGGTAGGTAAGTATAATGCCTGTCTGGAAGCATATGGAACTGTTACTAAACTGAGTACAGATACGATTACTGCGTGCAAGCAATTACAGGACTGGATTAACAGCTGGTTCGATAATCTGGATGTTCAGGAAGAGCTGAATAAGAAAATCGACAGCATGGTACAAGACGGTAGCTTTGGAACGCTACTGCACCAGACATTCGATGCACAAATTAACCAGCAAACAACTAATGCTGTTACGCAGTGGCTTGTAGCGAATGTTACTCCTACTGGCAGTGCTGTTGTAGTTGATAAAACTCTCAGTATTGAGGGCGCTGCCGCTGATGCAAAAGAAACTGGCAAAGCAATTAATCAAACTTATCATGGCATCACACTAACAGCAACAGAAGGAATTATCAACTTCAATATTGATGTTGAAAAAACCTACCACATCATTAACAATGGACCTTTTGCCGTGACATTAACCCTTAAACCGTCTAATATTCAGCTTGGCACTTTCGCAACTGGTACTATTTCAGATATTACACCGACCGCTAGTGCAAACGTCATCCAATACTACGCAACTGGCGAAACCACCTTTACCCTCTACGAAAATGGTAGCGCACTAGCAAATGTTATTGCTGAAAAAGCAAACTCTGAAAACACAAAACAGATGTTCTACGGCGCTTCTTTTAATAACAACGGATACCACAAATTTAACATTGTAAACGGCCATCGTTACCTGATTCACAATAACGACAAAAGTGCTACTATTACTCTGTTCACATCAACTATTAAAAGCGTTGCATCTACGGTTGACCATAATTTTAGCATTGCACCTAGACGCTACTATGTGTTCACTGCTACTGGTGACGCAAACTATTTATCCACTTATAGCAACGTGGAAAATAGCATTATTGAGATTTCAGACTTGGAAACTGAATACGGGAAAATTATCGAAAATAACGGCTTGCACGTTACTGTTGAACCTGGCACCGCTGGAACGTTTAGTAAACTTACCGAAGCACTCGCATTTGCTCTTACATTAAAAAATACCGTTATTCACCTTGGTTATGGGTACTGGGACGTTATCAAGGAATTGGGCGAAGAGTATATGAATAACGTATCCAGTAAGCAACAAGGCCCTGTAATTGGCAACGGATGCAAGCTTATTTGTAATGACAGAGCAACAATTGCAGCAAACTACACTGGCACTAATGATACTATTAGAGAGTTCTTCTCTGCACTTAACACTGGTGCCGGTGGATGCAGTATTATTGGCGCTAGAATCGTTACTAGCAACATCCGCTACTCTATTCACGATGACCGTGGTGAAGATACTGATGCTTATATTAACGAGTTCATTGGATGCCGCATTAGTCACACTAATGGGTTCTACGACAGATGCATTGGCGGTGGCTTCGGAATCAATGGCATTGTTAATATCAAAGATTGCAGATTCACTGGCAAAGAAGGTGGCGCTGTTGTAAGTTACCATAACAGTGCAGACGGTGCTTGGAATGATACTGCATCACAGAGCGCTATGTCTTATTTAACTTTCACTGGTAATTATAGTAACACTGGCACATTCTATGTCGTGCAGTTCGGAAAGAGCACGGCGCATAGCACTGCACTTGTCACTAACAACTATCTTAAAGGAGCACCTTATAGTACGAATGGCAGTAAGTATTACCAAAACAACATTGACTTGATTGCTTTCAATAATACTATCATATAAGAATTAAGCCTGCTACTGATTTAAAACAGTGGTGGGCTTTTTGTTATAATTACTATGCACTACTACGAACGCAACAGTGATGTAATAGCTTGTAAGAAATCGCTCAAGTGCCTTCTTCTTTAC